CCGAGAGTTTGATAGGATCACCATCATTAATCTTTACCTTGAAAGTACTATACGCAATTGGCCCATAATCAAACTCAAATAACAGATTATAAACCGTTTTATCAAACCTTAATATATATGAATTTTTGCTACCATGAATTGTAATTGTCCCTGATATTGCTTTATTTAATAACATCCGTATCACCTTCCAACATTCTTCTTTTTTCATTTTGTATGTTTTGATACCTCTTGATTTTGCATGTTTTTGCAGTTCAATAAGGCTCATAACTTTATAGGATTCTTCATCAACCGTCACATTAAAAATCAATAGGGGTCTGCACTAAGGCAAACCCCATATTAGTTAATGTGTCACGCATAGAGGTAGAATCAATTATTTTAACTACATTTTCCTTCTGTAATTTAAACGTTTATTAATCCTCTCAACTTAATTAAGCAAGAGCTTCTTTAATATTTACATAAATACCATCGATCTTATTATTAGGGATAAATAAATCATGATATTTTCTATAATCTATCTTCCAAGCATTGGCAGTTTGGTTAGTCATTGGATCAAATATTCTGGGAATATCAGTTTTGGATATTGCAATAGTGCTATTTCTAGCACTAATGATCCAGTTAATATTTTTTGCTACATCACCTGAACCAACTCCCCCAGTAAGGGATTTACTAGCTGATGCACTCTGTACTGTTGCATCAGTTACAGCAGTAGCAGTAATCAAAGCCGCGCCATCGCCAGTAAAGGTTAAAGCTGCAATATCACTAGCTTTAACAGATAAAGCTGCAGAACTACTATTAGTTCCTAACGTAATAGTAAGAACGCCAGCAGCAGTAATAACACCAGTTGTTGCAACACTAGCACCAGTTCCTTGTGCGATTGTCACTGTATAAGTATTACCTGTTGAACCAGCCGAAGCGGCTTCATATTTTACTCCACCTATAGTTACACTAGCTTTAGAAACGGGAAGAAAACCACCAGCTTCTTGCCCAGTAGTTTTACCATCATAAAAAGCATAAGCAGTTTTCATTCGTGCTGAAGGCACACGAACAATAGGAATTCCATCAAGAGACAAAGTTTTAATAGTCATTTCGCCCTTTTGGAAGTCAACTACATCAAGTCTCTTAGTTATCTTATCGGACATATCCAGGATTGGGCTTATTGCCATATTCATAGAGATGACAAGCGGAGTACCTTCGCCTACAATGTCATAAACTTTATAAACATCAGCAAGTAATTTATCCATAATATCAGCAGTAACAGCGGTATATCCACCCGCTGCCTTACTACTTGCAATTGCTTTAGTGGCAATTTTAGAGTAGCGATATGCATCTACTTCAGGAATAACTTTAGTCCTCTGAAACTCGCCCAATATTGATCCAGCATTAGTAACAAAATTGGTTTCATCAACATCCATAGCATCAAGATTAAATGTTCTTCCTCTATCCTGAGACAAGGTATGAGTTTCATAGGATAAGGTTACAGAACCTTTAACAAAACCATCTTCTCTGGAATAATCGCCCATTCCATCCATAACAACTTTAGGGATTTTCACTTCATTGCCACCATTATATTTAACCATATTAGAATTTAATTCCATCCAACCGCTAGTAGCACCCGCTATCATTTGAGTATCAAGTTCAGTCTGAAATGTTTTTGCATATTCGATTACATTAGCCATATAAATATCACCATTCCTTTATTATTTTTATTAAAATCCACCATTTAGGCTTTTTCTTACTTGCTCAGCAAGTAATTGTTTATCGTCTGACTTACTACCAGCAGGAGGTTTATAACCGCCTTTTAGTCTCTCTTCCACTGCAGTTGCAATATGATTATTTAAAACTTCTTCAAGTTTATTAAGGTTTGTAGTTGTAATTTCTTCATTTTCGCCAAGGAAGAAATCAATAATATCTACAGGTAACTTTTTATTGTTTGCATGTGTAAGAGCATAATTTTTTACGACTTGCCTTCTCTCGTCAGTTTCCTTTTTATTAAGTCTTTCAGTTAATTCCCGAATTTGCTTTTGTTCTGGCGTTTCTTGCTGATTGCGTTTAGCAACTTCTTCATTAATTAATTTTTCAAGATTATTGGTTTTCCAAGTTTCTAACCCCTTAGTAAAGTGGTTATCTATCTTTGGTTGAAGGATCTTTTTACCTTCCTCGGTATCCAAGAATTTGCTTACTCTATCAGGTGTTATAAAACCCCCAATATAGTGTTGAACCTCTTCATTGTGAGAATTCTGGTCAATATAAGTTTTTACTTCATTGAAATCCATCTATTTAACTCCTTTCGGCCTTATAGTTCTGGCCTATAAGTCCATATAATAAAAAACAGGCTATTTAGCCCATTTCTTTTGCGTTTATTAATTTTCATTTCACTAATTCACTTCATTTATTTGCTTGGTTTCTTACATTATGCATAATATTAAGGCAAGTCCTTTTATTGTTGTTATAGCCTTTCAACCATACATCATTCTTGAAATTTCTAAATACTTCCATGGTATTTTCATCCTTTGGGAAAACAAAAACACATTTATTTTCTTCAATTTTTTCTTCAGTTAATTGAATGTCGCAGCACATTAAATATGCAGCAAGATCAATACTCTTAGTTGTAAATACATCGTTTTCTATCATAATATTAAAATCTCTCCTTTAATTTTCAAATCGTCTATTTTACTTAATCCCCTTATCCTTTGCCCACTCATCATAGACTTTATATGGGATAATTTCCTTTGTGATGTTATCCCTTTTTGTTCTGGGGTTCCATCCATCGACAATAGGTATAATTGCTGATCTGCAATTGGGATGTTGTGGCGGTTTTGGGTAGCTTGAATTAATATCAAATATCTTTCCATCAAGATCCCTGCAAATATTGCTAGTCTTGTTATCTAAAGTTGCGTCATAAATAACTTTTTGAATAATACCAGAATCTTGATAAATCTTATTTTGTGCTTCACTCACTACCCTTGCCATTTCAGTATGTATTAGCCTTTTTGATTGATAAGCACTCGACCCAAATTGATTTTTAATGGCTTTGCTCATCTTATCGATGGAATGACCTTGTATAATTCCATTCTCAATTTGCTTACGCAAAGATTTAACAAGCAATTCTTTATTTTCCCATATTCGACTAGAATAAGTTGCACCTTCAAACTTTGCACATACAACTGTTTCAATCATTTTGGGATTTAACAAAGCAAAATCTTTAACAACTTCGACACCTTTATCCAATACATAAGCAGTTTGATAATAAGAATCTTGATATATTTCATTTAAAATTTTAGTGGTATGCTCCAGATCAATATTACCTAGTACTTTTGCTTGTTCTATTAACTGTTTTTCCAGATTTTTAAGAAATGTGTATCGTTGCTGCTTACTCATTTGAAGTTTTCCATCTACTGCATATTTAACATAAAGTTGAGCAATTTCAGTTCTTACCTCATTCAATGAACGCTTATATGCTTGCAATATCGGTTTCATATTTTTATCAGATTTCTTTTCAGCCGCTTCTCTGATAGCCAGTATTTCCTTTTGTAAATCATCCATCGTCATCAACCTTATCTAAGTCAATACTCATTTCTTCGTCTAATTCCTTTTTAACTTGTTGCTCCTCCAGACTCACATTATCAATAAAAGAGAACTGTGCTCTTGCAGTTTTCTTACTTATTAAGTTCTCTGGAACCTGGCTTAAGATTTGAGCCATCATTAAATCATCCTGCGGCAAGGAAGGAGTAAATTTGGGCTTAATTAGTTTATAGTCAAGTTGCTGATTCTGAAGTATTAATAAATATTTAAATAGGAATCTAATCCTATCCTTGATTAAATTATGCATCGCATTTGTATTAGACTTACATTTATTCTCTAATGCTAATTGTCTTGTTCTCATAGCTAATGATGAATTATTAGATGGAACTTGCTCGTTGTTATTGATATGGCAAGATAATTCATACATGTTTTGCTTGATTTCTTTAAGAGTGTTCATAACAAAACTGTCATTTATTTGTTTAACCAGCCATTCGATAGTAACCTTATCGCCTTTCCCTTTGAGAATGCCCATCTTCTTCATATTGGGTAAATCAGCCTCATCAAATTCAGCATTTAATATTTTTAAATAAGCCTGTCTATATTGGCTTATTTCATGGCTCAAATCACTTAGATTCGTTTCATATGCATTTTGAAGCGTGTAAATATCCTCAAATAATGTATCCTTCTCATCATCGTCAACTAAGCACGCGCCTACCGGAATTTCGCCAAAGATGTGATTATCCTCTGTTACAAAAGTATTATTTTTGTAATGATAAATCATGTTATTACGGTAAACGTCCATATATATCGATGAGGTTTTATCTAGGGGTTTCCTAAATACATGAATAAATAATTTCAGCTCATCGTTCTCGAAGTATGGATAACCCCCTAAAGGTGAGATTAACCGAGAACAAAATTGAGCGTTTTTATCTATGTAATATAATTCAAAACTCCTGCCATAGAGTAAAGCCCTACGAAATAGCTTTTTATCGTGATCTTCTTTCCAGTGCGATAATTGATATTTAACTACTTCTTCAAGATTCTGGCTTAAATCCTGATTGATATAGGTAATCGGATTTGCCAAAATATAATCCGCTTCTTCCTTGATAAACCTCTTTAGATAATTATTTTTTATTTTGCTCGTTGAGCTAGTGTCAATATCACTCTTCTCAATAACCACATCACTTTCGTTTTGGTAGTATTTTTGCATTCTTTGGTAATATGGCAACTGACAAAGGTAATCTTGATAACATCTATCTATTAAATCTTTTAACTCTGTATTAACGGGCATTTATTCACCTCTTTAAAATAATTTGCTTCTGTCTAGGAATTCAAGTTTATATATTTGATTAATCTCATCTATGAGCCTATCAAACTCAGATACTACGTCTGGTGCGTCATCATGCTTAGCAAACTCGTTATAATCTAAAATCTGATTATTAAAATCAGCATCTTCTTCATTAAAAGCAAAAAAGCCGGAATCTATTTTTCCAGCTATTGAACAAATCTTATTATGTTTATTTTTGAATTGCCTTTGGGACTCTATAACTAAATTACGCTTGCATAAGATCTTATCTTCTTTTATTCGCTTTCGAATTTCCGCTTCATCAAGT